CTGCAATTACCGTGGTCAACCGAGGAACCGGGAATATCTCTGTAGTACCAGGCGGTGATGTCAGCTTGTACTTGGCCGGAAACTCGACCAGTGCTGCTAGAACGATTACCACTTATGGTATGGCCACATTGTTGAATGTAGCGGCCAATGTATGGATGATTAATGGAACTGGAGTTGTCTAATGAGTGGTATTCAGATGATGGTCATGAACAATGTGATCGCTGCAACGACTCCAAGTCCTGCTCCAGAGTTCACTAATCCCACACAGACCACAGGTTCAGCAGTGACTATATCTGCCATCAGTCCATTTGCAGGCGGAGGCAACAGTTACAACTTTTCCAGCTCGGTTAACAGTTATATAAGTTTCCCTGCCAGTGCCGACTGGGCCATGGGCACAGGAGACTTTACAGTAGAATGGTTCAGTCGCCAGACTACTCTAGCACAGTTCCAGCGTGTGTTCACAGTGGGTGATTATCCCTCAATAGATTTTGGTGTCAGCATCGAGTCAGGAACTTTCTATTTTTGGAGCGGTGGCGATGCGGATACAGAATACGGTTCATCCAGTGCCACTACCGTCGACACTTGGTATCATTGGGCAGTAGTTCGCCAGAGTGGAACAGTTAGTGTGTATAGAGACGGTACGCTAAGAGGATCTTCGTTTGCTAACAGTGACAACATCAATGATACAACTACAGCATTTATTGTAGGTAATACCAATACTTTTGCAACCAACGCTGCTTTTGTTGGTGCTATAACAAACTTTCGTTTGGTCAAAGGACTGGCGGTGTATACAGGCAACTTCACAGTGCCTACCTCTTCGCTAACAGCAGAAGCATCAGCAAACCCTTATGGTGGTTCTAATACAGCGGCCATTGGTGCAGGATTCACTAAACTGCTGCTTGTACCTTAATAACGCATAAGTAAACAATGCTATATATCATCTTGGCGTTGGTACTAACTCATCTTACTATCATCTGTGTTACCCTTTATCTACATCGCAGTCAAGCACATCGCGCAGTAGAGTTTCATCCTGTAGTCAGTCACTTTATGCGAGCCTGGCTATGGCTCACAACCGGTATGGTTACAAAGCAATGGGTAGCCGTACATCGCAAGCATCACAGATTCTGCGAACAGCCCGACGATCCCCACAGTCCAAGGCAAGTGGGGTTGTGGCGAGTCTTATTTGGAGGAGCACTGTTATATCATGCGGCATCAAAAGATACGAAAATGGTTAATGTATATGGCGTTGGCACTCCTGATGATTGGATCGAGCGTCGCATATACACGCCTCACAGCAGACTTGGCATTAGCCTTTGCCTTGTGCTCAACCTCATCATCTTTGGTTGGGTGGGCGCCATAATATGGTTGGTACAGATGTTGTGGATACCGTTCTGGGCCGCAGGAGTAATCAATGGCCTGGCACACTGGTGGGGTTACCGCAACGGTGTCACACGTGATACCAGTACCAATATCTCACCCTGGGGCATTGTGATTGGTGGCGAAGAACTTCACAACAATCACCATTTAGATCCGGCTAGTCCACGCCTAAGTCGTCGTTGGTTTGAGTTTGATATCGGCTGGATGTATATTCAAATTTTGACTTCATTGCGTTTGGCTAAACTGAAAGTTTAGTATATAATAACACGATGTTAGATTCTATCCAGCAATCAGTATTGCAATTACTTCCTGCCCGCAGAAAAACGGGTCAGAATGGCTGGACAAGTTTTAATGCTCCTTGCTGCGTACACAATGGAGAAACTGCCGACACAAGGGGCAGAGGCGGAATAAAAACAAATGCAGGACAGGTGTCATATCACTGTTTTAACTGCGGCTTTACTAGTAGCTACATTCCAGGCCGGCATTTAACATTTAAGTTCAGAAAATTGTTATCATGGTTAGGTGCTGATGACTTAACAGTTCGTAGGCTAGTAATTGAAGCAGTTAGACTACGAGAATTAGTTGCACCCGAGGAACTAGCAAAAGAGCCAGAACAAGAAATTGCGTATGAAGCCAGATTGTTACCTGATGGTGCAATAAGTTTAAGTGAATGGACCACTTATCTTGCGTTACAAGGCGATGAATACACAGTACCCGATCATGTTGTAAGAGGTGTTCACTACATCAATCAAAGAAAAATTGATTTGAACAAATATGAATTTTTCTTAACTGACAACGAAGCGTATAATTTGCATCGTAGAATAATCGTACCTTACTACTACAAACGTGAAATTGTTGGCTATACAGCTAGAACTTGGGAAGCAGATGTAAAACCCAAATATTGGTCCAGTCATCCCGCGGATTTTGTGTTTAATTTAGATACGCAACAACACGATTGGAAGTTTGTTATTGTATGTGAAGGCCCGTTTGATGCTATGAGCGTGGATGGTGTTGCAGTAAGTGGATCAGAAATATCAGACACTCAAATTGAACAAATTGACAGATTACAACGTGAAGTGATTGTAGTCCCGGACCGAGATCGAGCCGGACGTAAACTAGTTGATCGTGCCATAGAAGCTGGATGGACTGTTAGTTTTCCCGTATGGCAGGAAACTTGCAAAGACATCAACGAAGCTGTTATCAAATATGGAAAATTATTTGTTATTAAGGCTATTCTTGAATCTAAGGAAACAAGTCGTTTAAAAATTGAACTTAAAAAGAAGAAACTATATAGTTAATATGACAAAAGATTATAATGTAGACATTCAGAAATTGTTTTTAGAAATGATGTTGCAAGATGCAGAGACTTACGTGCGTGTGCAGAACATTTATAATTCTGAAAACTTTGATCGAAGCCTAAGAGAAACTGCGGCTTTCATTAAGAAACACAGTGATGATTATAAAACATTGCCCACACGAGAACAGATACAAGCTGCGACCGGCGTGGTGCTTCGAGAAGTGCCCGATCTTAAAGAAGGACACTACGATTGGTTTTTACAAGAGTTTGAAGGATTTAGTAGAAAACAAGAGTTAGAAAGAGCTATTCTCCGGGCCGCTGATTTAATTGAAAAGGGTGAGTTTGATCCAGTTGAAAAATTGATCAAAGACGCGGTACAAATCAGTCTCACTAAAGACTTGGGTATGGACTTTTGGGAAGATCCCGAAGGAATGATCACCAGGTATTTTGATAGTGGTGGGCAGGTCAGTACAGGTTGGCCGCAACTAGATAAGTTGCTCTACGGTGGATTCAGTCGAGGTGAGCTAAACATTTTTGCCGGCGGATCAGGATCAGGTAAGAGTTTGGTCATGATGAATATTGCACTCAATTGGGTTCAAGCAGGACTACACGGAGTATATGTTACTCTAGAACTCAGTCAAGAATTAACAGGTTTGCGTACCGCGGCTATGCTTACAAACATGAGTACAAAAGATATTCGTAAAGACAAAGAAACAGCAGCCCTTAAAATTAAAATGGTAAGCAAGAAGTCCGGCAGTTATCAAGTCAAAGCATTGCCGGCACAAAGTAACATTAATGACATTCGTGCATTTTTAAAAGAGTATCAAATTCAATCTGGTCGTAAAATTGATTTTATAATGATTGATTATTTAGACTTGTTGATGCCAGTAAGTGCAAAAGTTAGCCCCAATGACTTGTTCGTTAAAGACAAATATGTTTCTGAAGAACTGCGTAATTTATCTAAAGAGTTAGGGGTATTAATGGTCACTGCCAGTCAGTTAAATCGCGGAGCAGTGGATGAAATTGAATTTGATCACAGTCATATTTCCGGCGGTATCAGTAAAATTAACACAGCAGATAATGTATTTGGTATTTTCACTTCACGTGCAATGCGCGAGCGTGGGCGATATCAAATACAGTGTATGAAGTCACGTAGCAGTACCGGAGTAGGACAGAAAGTTGATCTGGAGTACAACATCGAAACCATGCGTATAACCGATCCTGGGGAAGATGCTGCCGAAGCAGGAGTAATTGGATACGGACGACCTGGGGGCCCTAGCGCACCTGACAGCATAATGAGTCAAATCAAAGCCAGCAGCACTTCGTCTCCACCAATGATTGCAGCAAAGCCAAAGCCGGGATTTGATCTTGAAAAATCAGTGCAGGCAAATGTAGATAGCACAAAACTAAAGCAAATGCTCGCTAGCTTAAAAACAAAAACAGAATGACCACCTGTTTAGATGCCTTTAAAAATATCTATATAGAGGCTCGAAATAATCATATCAATATAGCTCCTTGTTGTGTAAGCGAACCAGTACAAGTCAGTAAGATTAATTTTTATAACTTGCATTTTGAAAAAATAAGAAATCAATGGAAAAACAATCAATATCCAACAGAATGCAATTATTGTAAAATTGCCGAAGACAACAATTTAAACAGTAGACGACAGGGAAGTAACAATTGGTACGCAGATAATGACATTACCGATTCCGCTGTAGAACTTATACGGATAGATTATTGGGTGGGAGACACCTGTAATTTGGCCTGCTTGATTTGCGGCCCACAAAACAGCAGTAAATGGAAACAAGAAAAAAAGATACCTATACAACAAGCATCGGTCAATATCAACAAAAGTTGGTCCAATCTTGATTTAACAAAACTAAGATTTATACATTTCAACGGCGGCGAACCTTTGCTGAGCAAAGAGCACATAACATTTTTACAAAACATTCCTGATCCTTCTCAAGTACACTTAAATTATAATACCAACGGAACAATTTTACCGTCAGAGGAACTAATAGAGTTATGGAGTAAATTTAAATTGGTGCAATTAGACTTCAGCATTGACGATGTTGAAGAAAGATTTGAAATACAGCGTTACCCAGCTTCTTGGGATAGTGTAGTGGCCAATTTAGAATGGTACTATGATCACAGTCCGGTAAACTGTATGTTTTCTATTAATACCACTATCAGCGTATTGAATCAATCCAATTTAGACAATATAAAACAATGGGCTCGAAATAATTTTTCTCACAACAGATTACAGGACCCTGTGGAACATAGATTTCAATTCGCTGCTGGTCAATTTGATATACATAACTATGACCGTAAACAAATAGTTGAATTTCTTGACAATTTAGACTCAAAAAGGTACACAAATTGGCGCCTAGTGCTACCTGATGTAGCAAAATTGTTAAATTCTGGCAAGCACACTAATCATAATTAATGTAATAAATATCTAATAACGGAGTAGATTTTGCAAAAACGCACTCGTAGTATTCTTGATGAACTGGCACATATGCCTGTCAATAAAGACAGAGAAAATCTTGTGGAAAGTCGTGCGAGCCATGTTATACAAGGTGCTATTAATTTAATTAACTATATCAAAGAGAACTATGATGCTGAGCAAGCAGATGAACTAGAACGTAGATTATTGAATAGTATTAGAGCACAAGATCCTGCAAAATTTGCTCGAGGTGTAAGGAGATTCCGTAATGAAAATTAATGATATTATTCAAGAAGGTTTTACGTCCAGTTTTGCTAAAGCGTTGTTGCCTCAAAATTTACAATCGGTTATAAGAACTGCTAAGTCTTTTAAAGAACCAAGTGAAAAAGAATTGGCTCAAGCAGCTTACGAAAAGTTTGGAAAGTCCCCGGATTACGACGAGAAAAAAGCCCAGGAGTTGTTAGCAAGAACAACTGATCCTGCTAGAAGACAAAAAATTCAGGACTTATTAGGCAGAATGAGTTGGCTACAGGATCAACAAAAAATTAAACAAAAAGCCGAATTAAAGCAACAGCTTCGCAACAGACCACCGGCACCAGCACCAACATCCCCTTCTGTAGTAAGTCCTTTGCACCCTGATGTACAAGTAGTGAACTCGGGTGTTAATGCAATTTTAAGGTATAGAGGTCGAGACTACGAGCGAGACGAATTCACAGGATCATGGTCTCCGGTTGGGGGAAAGAAAAGAGCTTCTCCAGGAATTAACAGTTTTTTAAATGCCGAACTAGCAAAATTATGATAAAACTTAACGAAGGCGGTAACATTTTTAAAAATCAGGACGGAAGTTCATTGACGCAAAGAATAAACCGTGATGATGTTCCTGCAACAGTCCAATGGATAGAATCAGTTACTGGAATTGCCTTTCCAACGGAAAATTGGTTAGGTACTACAGGTAGAAAATCCAGTTCAGGCGATCTAGATTTAGCAGTTGATGATACCAAAACAACCAAAGAGGATTTGATTAAAGTTTTGTTAGCAAAGGGTGTAGACGCAAAGGACATAAAAAAATCCGGCGATAGTGTACATGTCAAGGCTCCTATTGCAGGAGACCCCAACAACGGATTTGTACAAGCTGATCTAATGTTTGGCGATCCTGGCTGGCAAGCATTTAGTATGACCGGCGCACCTGAAACTAGCAAGTTGACCGGTATGAGTCGACATGTTATATTGGCCAGTATTGTGTCGGCATTGCATCCGGGCTTGAAATGGAGTTACAAACACGGTTTAGTTGATCGTGTAACCAATACCACAGTGCCGGACGGCAAGACGGCCAAGAAGTTGAGCGACCTTACTGGAATACCCGTGGCAAAATTAAACACAGCCGACGACATTTTAGATGCTGTAAGTAAACGCCCAAACTACGATCAGCTAGTAGCAGCAGCTAGAGAAACACTGGCCAAGAGCGATATTCAGTTACCCGAAGCAGCGCCTATGCCAGGTACAGCAGCTTGGTTTAGAGAAACAGCTAACAAGATCGTATAATGCTATTAGAATTCATAACCACACTTAC